GTTATGACACGCTGGGCACAACGAGATTTAACAGGACAGGTACTAAAAAGTGCAGCACAACGCAGTGGTGAAGAGTGGGAAGTCATTGAATTCCCCGCGATCTTACCTAGCGGTAAACCGCTTTGGCCGCAATTTTGGAGTCTGGCTGAGTTGGAAGCCCTTCGTGAAGAACTCCCTAATGCCAAGTGGCAGGCGCAGTATCAGCAAAATCCTGTGGGTAACGAGAGCGCGATTGTTAAGCGTGATTGGTGGAAATGGTGGGAGAAAGACGATCCCCCTCAGTGCGACTACATCCTCCAGTCGTGGGACACGGCGTTTGAGAAAACCCAGCGTGCTGACTATTCCGCAGGGACGACGTGGGGTATCTTCAATTGTGAAGAGGACAACTTTGCGCCCAACATCATATTACTCAACACATATAAGAAGCGGGTTGAGTTCCCAGAGTTAAAGCGTGACGTGCTCAGAGAATACAACGAGTATGAACCCGACTCTCTGATTGTGGAGAAGAAGGCGTCTGGTGCGCCGCTGATCTATGACTTAAGAGCGATGGGTATACCTGTGCAGGAGTACACGCCTAGTAAGGGCCAAGACAAAATTGCCCGCTTGAACTCAGTCTCAGACATAATTGCGAGTGGAAAAGTATGGATTCCACAGACCCGCTGGGCAGAAGAGTTAGTTGACGAGATTGCTGCGTTCCCATCTGGGGAGCATGATGACTTGGTTGACGCGACGACACTAGCGTTAATGCGTTTCCGTCAGGGTGGGTTCCTACGTTTACCAAGCGATGAGCCTGAAGAGATTCAATGGTTTAAGAGCCACCGCCGCGAGCGGTTCTATACAGTTTAAGGATAAATTATGGCAACGAGTTCTATGGACAAAGGTTTGTACGCAGCCCCTCTCGGTCTTGAAGAAGAGATGGGCATGGCTCCATTGGAGATTGAGATTGAAGACCCAGAGAGCGTGCGCATCGGTATGGGTGATATTGAGATTGAACTCTCTCCTGATACTGAAGAGGGCGATGAAGAGTTTGACGCCAACCTTGCTGATTTCATGGATGACAGTGCACTTGATGCACTCGGTGGTGAATTAGTTTCTGACTTTGATAAAGACATTAACGACCGCAAAGATTGGATCAGAACCTACGTTGAAGGTCTGAAATTGCTTGGACTCAAGTATGAGGAAAGAACAGAGCCATGGGCTGGTGCTTGTGGTGTGTTCCACCCTATGTTGACTGAGTCTGTTGTGCGCTTTCAGTCCGAGGGAATTATGGAGACGTTCCCCGCCGCTGGCCCAGTGAAGACGCAAATCTTGGGGAAAGATACTCCTGTAAAAGAAGAAGCATCTGCTCGCGTAAGAGAAGACATGAACTACCAACTCACTGAGGTGATGGTTGAGTATCGCCCAGAGCATGAGAAGCTGCTGTGGAATTTGCCGTTGTCTGGCTCAGCGTTTAAGAAGGTCTACTACGACCCAAGCATTGGACGTCAAGTTGCAATGTTCATCCCAGCAGAAGACATTGTTGTGCCATACGGCGCATCTAACTTAGAGCGTGCCGAGCGCGTTACGCACGTGATGCGTAAGACTGAGAATGAGATTATCAAGTTGCAAGAAGCTGGGTTCTACAGCGACGTGGACTTGGGTGATCCGTCGAATGAACTCGATGATATTGAGAAGCAGAAGAACGAAGAGACAGGTATGTCAGCGGTGCAGGACGATAGGTATCGCATACTTGAGATGCACGTTGACCTCGACTTAAAAGGTTACGAGCACAAAGATAAAGATGGTGAGCCCACAGGTATTGCGCTGCCGTATGTTGTGACTGTTGAGAAAGCGACAACTAAGATTCTTGCCATTCGCCGCAATTGGTACGAAGATGATACGCTGCACATTAAGCGCCAGCACTTTGTACATTACCAATATATACCGGGGTTTGGATTTTATGGATATGGTCTCATTCACCTTATCGGCGGATATGCGAAGAGCGCGACCATGCTCATCAGGCAGCTCGTTGATGCAGGTACGCTATCTAACTTACCGGGCGGACTCAAATCACGGGGCCTCAGAGTCAAGGGTGACGACACCCCTATCGCACCGGGAGAGTTTCGTGATGTTGATGTACCGAGTGGATCCATCAGAGACAACATCTTGCCGTTGCCTTACAAGGAACCCAGTCAGGTTCTCTTTGCCTTGTTCCAGAACATTGTGCAAGAGGGTAGACAGTTCGCTTCCGCAGGAGACATGAACGTCAGTGACATGAGTGCGCAAGCACCCGTGGGTACAACACTGGCTATTCTTGAGCGTACGTTAAAGGTGATGGGTGCAGTGCAAGCGCGTATGCACTATTCGATGCGTCAAGAGTTCCGGCTGTTGAAAGCCATCATTGCTGACTACACACCAGAAGAGTATGACTACGAGCCAGTCGATGGTTCACGTCGTGCTAAGAAGTCTGACTACGACATGGTCGCTGTGATTCCTGTGAGCGATCCAAACGCTGCGACGATGGCGCAGAAAATTGTGCAGTACCAAGCCGCACTTCAACTCGCACAGACAGCACCACAACTCTACAACTTGCCACTCCTGCACCGCCAAATGATTGAGGTGTTGGGCATCAAGAACGCAGCTAAGTTAATTCCTATCGAGGACGATGCAACGGCTACAGACCCAGTGCAAGAGAACCAGAACGTGTTGACAGGCAAACCTGTTAAGGCGTTTATTGAGCAAGATCATCAAGCTCATATTGCAGTGCACACAAGCATGCTTCAGAACCCTAAGATCATGGGCATGATCCAGCAGACCCCACAAGGTCAAGCAATCATGGCTGGCATGCAGGCTCACATCAACGAGCACTTGGCATACGCATACCGCAAAGAGATTGAGCAGACTGTGGGCCTCCTGTTACCAACAGAGGAGCAAGAAAAGAATATGGCCCCCGAAGTGGCCGCACAAGTTGCACAACTTTCTGCACAAGCATCGATGCGCATGACTCAACAAGCTCAATCAGCAGCGGCGCAACAGCAAGCCCAACAGCAAGCTCAAGACCCACTGATTCAGATGCAGCAGCAAGAGTTGCAAATCAAGATGCAAGAGCTCCAACTTAAAGCGCAGAAGCAACAGATCGATGCAGCAGCTAAAGCTGACCAGCTTCGTATTGAAGAGTCACGTATTGCGGCTCAGAAAGAAATCGCGGCTATGCAGGTTGGTGCAAGCGCAGCTGCTGCAAAAGACAAACTCGAGAAGCAACAGCTTATTGAGGGTACCAAAATTGGCGTTGATATTGCCAAGAACCGCGCTCAGATGGCCATGCAAATGGCACAAAGAACGTCCCAAAAACCTAAGAGGGAGAGAGATTGAACGACTACAAACTTTTGTCGCATATCGCTAATGAGATAGAGCGACTTAGAGCAGAGCAAGCTTTTCATCTTGCCAACGGCAGAGCCGCTGACATAGAAGAGTATCGAAGTATCTGTGGGGTGATCCGAGGCCTTAACCTAGCAGAAAACATTATTAATGACCTCGTGCAAAAAATGGAGAGATCTGATGACTGAATTTAACATCGCTGCCGTAGACCTGTCTGGCATTCTTAACAAGCCCTCTGAAGACAAAGCTAAGCAGTTGCCTGACCCACGTACATTTCACATTTTGTGTGTGGTGCCTGAAGCTATGCAAGAGTATGCAGAGAGCGAAGCTGGGATTATTAAATCTAGCCAATCTATGCACTTTGAAGAAGTACTTACCCCCGTTCTATTTGTCGTCAAGCTTGGGCCTGACTGCTACAAAGACACCACTCGGTTCCCTAGCGGCCCGAGTTGCAAGGAAGGTGATTTCATCATCGTCCGACCAAATTCAGGCACCCGTCTGAAGATTCATGGCCGTGAATTCCGCATCCTCAATGATGATTCGGTTGAAGCAGTTGTGGAAGACCCCCGTGGTATTACACGTGCAGCATAAGGAGCTAACACATGGCACAAACTGAGTTTAAAGATGACTTTAAGTTTCCTCATGAAGTAGATGAAGAAGCTAAGGGTAAACCCGAAGTAGAAGAAGATGATGGCGGATTTGAAGTAGAAATTGAGGATGACACCCCACCAGAAGACCGTGGCCGCAGGCCCATGAAGGCGCAGGTGGAAGATGTTACCGAGAATGAACTATCCGAATACGACGAAAAAGTCCAAGCCCGTATCAAGAAATTAGGTAAGGGCTACCACGACGAGCGACGTGCCAAAGAAGAAGCACTGCGCGAGCGCGAGGCGGCTGAGAATATGACCAAGCAATTGTGGGAGCAAAACCGCAAGTTGCAAGAACAAGTATTGCTTGGGTCAAAAGCGTACATTGAGCAGTCAAAGAGTTCCGCTGAAATGGAATTTGAGAACGCCAAAAAGAAATACAAAGAGGCTTATGAGTCCGGAGATTCCGATGCTGTGGTAGATGCACAAGCAGAAGTTTCACGGGCAACACTGAATTTAGACAAAGTTCAGAACATGAGGCCTTTACAAGTCGAAGAAAATGAAGTACAAATACAACAACGTAGTACAAATCAACCTTCTGTTACCCCAAAAGATCAAAGTTGGATGCAGAAAAACACTTGGTTTGGTACCGATCCTGAAATGACAGCTTCCGCCCTCGGGTTGCATCAGAAGTTGGCTAAGGAACACGGTGCTGGCTTTGTGGGGTCTGATGACTACTACAAACGAGTAGACGCTACAATGCGTAGACGATTTCCTGAGTATTATGAAGATGCTCAGAGCTATGAAGATGACGCCCCTTCTAAAAAGGCATCAGAACCGGCTTACGAGGATGAACCTCCGCGCCGTGCAACAAAACCCGCTACTGTTGTGGCTCCGGCCTCACGTAGCACTCCGCCTAATCGTATTAGGCTGAAGGCATCTGAAGCAGCGATCGCTCGCCGTCTTGGGGTTCCTTTGGAAGAATACGCTAAACAGGTTGCTCAACTTAAAAGAGGTTAAAAATGGATCAAGTATTGACGTCTGGAAAGACACAAAATCGCGCTTCACGTGAACTAGACACTCGGGAAACGTTCGCTCGCCCAGCGGCGTGGCGTCCTCCTGAGACACTGCCTATGCCTGACGACCGTCCCGGTTGGACTCATAGGTATGTACGTATTAGTACCATGGGAACTGCCGATCCAAGTAACATCTCTTCAAAGTTACGCGAAGGATACGAACCCTGCAAAGGTGAAGACTATCCCGAGCTCATGATGCACGCTTCCACTGAAGGTCGCTTTAAAGGCAACATTGAAGTGGGCGGTTTATTGCTCTGTCGTATTCCAACCGAGTTCATGGATCAACGATCCAAGTACTACGAGAACCTAAACAAGTCTCAGGTGGATTCAGTGGACAATAATTTCCTTCGTGAAAATGATCCTAGGATGCCTCTTTTCTCCGAGAAGAGAACCAAGGTCACTTTCGGTTCTGGTACTTAAATTTAGGAGTCCTTTATGGCTTATCCGGTTGTTGATGCCCCTTACGGGCTAAAACCGATCAATCTGATCGGAGGTCAGGTATTTGCGGGTTCTACTCGTGATTACCCGATCACTAACGGTTACAGCACGGCTATTTTCTACGGCGATTACGTAGGATTGTCTCGTGGTGAAATCGTGCGTCTGTCTGTGTCTACTGGCACAGCAGGCAATCAAACAGGTATCTTCTTGGGATGCCGTTACACAAACCCCGTCACTAAACAGTTGACTTTCTCGCAATACTGGCCCGCATCAACTGCGGCTGGTGATGCAGTAGCTATTGTTGCTGATGATCCTGACCAAGTGTTCAAGGGTGTTGTTTGTTCTGCTACTACCGCTGTTGCTTCTGGCGCTCGCGCTATGATTGGTCAAAACTTGGCCATGATTAACAACACAGGTAGCACTACAACTGGCAATTCTAAGAACGCCATTCTCGCACCTAGCGATACGCCTGCCACCACTTCTTCCTTGCCCGTCCGCGTGCTTGGTTTGGTGCCTGATACGGCTGTTTCACTTGGAACTGTGACTTACACCAGCATTTCTACCGCTACTGTAACTTGCTCGGCTCTGCCGTTTGCGTTACCCGTTGGTACAGACGTTGGCTCGTTGGACTCTTCTGGAAACTATGTTTCTTCGGGTTCTTTCGTCGACACCGCCGCATCTGCCGGTGCTACATCGTTTATTTTGAACCAAGCTCCTGTTGCTACATTGAACACTACTATTGTGTTGATGCAGTACCCAGAAATTCTGGTCAAGATCAACTTTGGTCAGCATCAGTATTATGCTGGTACCAGCATTGCTTAAGGAGTAACTTAAAATGGCAATTTCACGCGCACAACTACTTAAGGAACTCCTCCCCGGCCTGAACGCATTGTTCGGTATGGAGTATGCTCGTTACGGCGAAGAGCACAAAGAACTCTACGAAACAGAGACCTCTGAGCGTTCCTTCGAAGAAGAGACCAAGCTGTCTGGCTTCTCTGCTGCACCTGTTAAGAACGAGGGCTCTGCCATCGCTTATGACAATGCACAAGAGGCATGGACAACTCGCTATAACCACGAAACCATCGCTTTAGGCTTCTCCATCACTGAAGAAGCTGTGGAAGATAACTTGTATGACTCTTTGTCAGCTCGTTACACCAAAGCATTGGCTCGCGCTATGGCTTACACCAAGCAGGTTAAAGCTGCCGCCGTTATCAACAACGGTTTTAGCTCAGCCTATGTTGGTGGTGATGGTGTACCTTTGTTCAGCACTGCTCACCCCCTGATTTCTGGTGGCACTAACAGCAATCGTCCTTCTACAGCCGCTGACTTGAACGAGACTTCTTTGGAAGCCGCCGTTATTCAAATCGCTGCTTGGACAGACGAGCGTGGTCTTTTGATCGCTGCTAAGCCTAAGAAATTGATTGTTCCCCCAGCTCTGCAATTCGTTGCTACTCGTTTGTTGGAAACCAGCCTCCGCGTTGGTACAACTGACAACGATATCAATGCGTTGAAGAACAACGGTTCAATCCCTGAAGGCTACACCATTAACCACTACCTGACCGACACAAACGGCTGGTATTTGACTACTGATGTGCCTAACGGTCTGAAGCATTTCATCCGCTCTCCTTTGGAGAACAAGATGGACGGTGACTTTGACACAGGTAACGTTCGTTACAAAGCCCGCGAGCGTTATAGCTTCGGCTGGTCTGATCCATTGGGTACCTTCGGTTCACCCGGTTCAGCCTAATATTTCTTAGGAAATATTTGAAGGGGGGCCTTGTGCCCCCTTTTCTTTTGGTGTATATTGACTTTAATCCGGGCTTTCCGGTGCATCAAACAGTCCCGGCTGACGACATACAGATTGATGCACTTAACTTGTATGTAAGGAAAAATCATGGGATTCGCATCACACCTTGGCCCTTGGCTGCTCGGCACTGTTAAAAACACTACTGGCACTACTGCTGGCACGATCCGCAATATGGGCGCAACTGTTGTTACACAGACTGGCCTGACCACTGTTAGCGATACAACTGCTACTACAGAGTTTGTTTTGCCTGCTGGCGCACAAATCATAGAATTTTTTGTAGACATTACCACCGCTTACGCTGGTACTACTGGTAACACCATCACTATTCAAACCGCCGCTGGTAACTCTTTGGCTACTGTTGGTGGTGCTACAACTACACCTTTGGCTGTTGGCCGCGCAACTGTGACTGTTACAGGCGCACAGATTGGTACATACCTGAATGTTGGCTCAACTGACTTAATCGTTCAAGCAATCTACGCTTGTGCTGGTACAGCCAGCGGCGGTGCTGCTACGATTACATGCGTGTACGTTGTGCGTGAATCTAACGGCGCTGCTAACCCCAGCCAAGTCTAATTAGTCTAGGGGGCTTCGGCCCCTTTCTTAAAGGAGATTAATTATGATGCAGACAGACGTAAAAGCCTCTCATTTAGAGGCAACTGGCACGGCGGTCTCTGGCCGTACTAGGATTAAAGGCTATCAGTTTTTGACTGGTGGTACTGCTGGCGATATTGAATTTCGTGACGGTGGTTCTGGTGGCCCTATTCGTTTGCAATTTAATATTGCTACTACGCCAACAAATCCGTTGTCGTTTACGGTACCCGGCGAGGGCGTTTTGTTTTATACAGATGTCCACATAACTTTGCCTACAAACGCAAAAATCACGGTGTTTTATGGCTAAGAGCGCAGCATGGCAGAGGAAAGAAGGCAAGAACCCCGAGGGTGGCTTGAACGCCAAGGGACGAGCCTCCGCCAAAGCGCAAGGCATGAATTTGAAACGTCCCCAGCCCGAAGGCGGCTCCCGGCGCGACTCTTTCTGTGCGAGGATGAGCGGAATGAAAAAGAAACTGACCAGCGCAAAGACAGCGAACGATCCGGATTCACGGATCAATAAATCTTTGAGGGCTTGGAACTGCGCGGAAGGTGGCTATGTAACTGCGGCTGATGGCTGCGCTACACAAGGCAAGACAAGAGGGCGGATGGTATGACCCAGCATGACACAGCTAAAGCAGTCGCAGATGGCGCAGCAGTCTTAACGACTGTTGGTGTTATGGCTACGTGGCTACCACCTTTGGCTTCTCTGTTCACAATTATTTACCTCGGTCTTCGCATCTGGGAGTCTGATACTGTTCGTGAAGTAACCAAGCGCAAAAAGGCCACAAATGCCAGCGAAGAGTGAAAAACAAAAGCAGTTCATGGACGCGGCTGCACATAACCCAAAGTTTGCAAAGGCTGCGGGCGTACCGGTATCGGTTGCTAAAGAATTTAGCGGCGCGAGCAAAGGAATGAAGTTTGGTAAGGACACAAATACGTCCCGCCCCGATCTTCAAAAAGTTAACAAACCTAAGACACTTCATGGCAAGATGTCAATCATGAAAGAAGGCGGTGATACTATGGCGAGCAAAATGAATCCCGGGTTTATGGCAATGATAGCCAAGAAAAAAGCCGGAGCTAAAGCAGGTGGCAAAGCAGAAATGCCGATGAAAAAGATGGCCGCTGGCGGTTCCGCCTCTAAACGCGCTGATGGTGTTGCTGTTAAAGGCAAGACCAAAGGTAAGATGATGTCTAAGGGCGGCAAAGCCTGCTAATCTAAGGAGCTAAACATGAAACGTTATAACGGTGAAGATGGTAGTAAAGTTGAAATGGATCCTGAAGAAGCGGCTAACAAAAGCACAGAGGGTATGTTGTCAAACCCCAACGCTAAAGAGTTTGGTGATGCCGGTACTTCTGAAACAGCAAAAGCTACGCCTAAAGCTACCCCCAAGGCTGCCCCTAAAGCCGCCCCTAAGCCCGTTGCTAAGTCTGAGTCTAAGCCCGCCGCTAAAGCAGCCCCTGTTGATGTGACTAAGCTCTCTGTGGCTGAACGCAGAAAATTAAGTCGTGAAAACCCATCCGTCAGCGGCCCAACTGATACACGTTCAGTTAGCCAACGTTTACGCTCTGCTTTTGGCATGAAAAGCGGTGGTGCAACTAAGATGGCTTCCGGTGGTATGACTTCTTCAGCTTCTAAACGCGCCGACGGTATTGCTGTAAAAGGTAAGACTCGCGGCAAAATGTGTTAAGGAAATATCATGGCTGACTACGCAAAAGAGTTACGGGACATGCAAGAAAGAGTAGAACAGTCAGATAGCGGAATGATGCGTTCTAATGAGACAAAAGCACGCCTAAGAAATCTATCTGAACGTATACGGCAGGCTGAGTCTGCAGGTGCCGGTCGTGGTAAGCAAGGCGGCCCTACAGCTAAAGAACTAGCAGACTATGAGCGTAAACAAGATGCTGGTATTTATACCAAGGAAAAAGGTAAACCACCATCTCCCCGTGAGATGGCTAAGGGTGGTATGACCGCCTCTAGCCGTGCTGATGGCTGCTGTACCAAGGGTAAGACACGTGGAAAGATGATGTAATCATGATAGCCAGCCGTGGAATGGGAGCCATCTCCCCCAGCAAAATGCCCAAAGGCAAGCGTAAAGCTCGTCGGGATGACACTGATTTCACGCAGTATGCTGAAGGTGGTAAAGTTAACGCTGCTGGTAATTACACTAAACCCAGTCTTCGCAAGAGGATCGTGTCCCAAGTAAAGTCCGCAGCAACGCAGGGTACCGGCGCAGGTCAGTGGTCAGCCCGCAAAGCTCAGCTAGTTGCCAAGAAGTACAAGGCGGCTGGCGGGGGTTATCGAGATTGAAAGCGCCTCAAAAATCCCTTAAAGATTGGGGCGACCAAAAATGGAGAACCAAAAGTGGTAAAAAATCTTCTGACACTGGTGAAAGATACCTTCCAAAAGCTGCGATCAAAAGTCTCAGCCCTGCTGAGTACGCTGCGACGACCAAAGCCAAGCGAGCAGGAAAAGCCGCCGGTAAACAATTCGTAGCCCAACCCAAAACAATTGCAAAGAAAACGGCGGGATTTAGATGACTACTTCTGGAGTTGCAGCGTTTAATCTTGACCTCAATGAGATTGTTGAGGAAGCGTTTGAGCGTGCGGGCTCAGAGCTTCGTACAGGCTACGACTTACGTACAGCTCGCCGTTCGTTGAACTTGCTGTTTGCTGACTGGGCAAACCGTGGCATTAACATGTGGACGTTTGAGCAGGGTACGCTTACCTTAACCCAAGGTTTGGCTACTTACGCACTACCAACTGATACAGTAGACTTACTAGAACATGTAATCCGTACGGGTGAAGGTAACGTTTCTACGCAGTCTGACTTAACAATCACACGTATTAGTGTTTCTACTTATGCCACGATCCCCAACAAACTACAACAAGCCCGCCCAATTCAGGTGTGGTTCCAGCGTTTAGATGGCCAAACATCGTCCATAGGGACTACATTAAATGGTGGAATTTCTGCCACAGCCACTACGATTACGCTAACTTCTACTGCTGGTCTAGCCACAAATGGATTTGTTCTGATTGAGAACGAGACAGTGCAGTACGGGTATATTGACGGCAATCAGTTGATGAATTGCTTCCGTGGACAGAACAACACAACCGCAGTGGCGCACTCAACCGCAGTCGCTGTTTACTCACAAAACTTGCCATCCGTAACTGTTTGGCCGACTCCTGATGGATCACAAACCTACCAATTCGTTTATTGGCGCATGCGCCGTATTGATGACGCAGGCAATGGCACTCGGACTATGGATGTACCTTTCCGTTTCTTGCCCTGCTTGGTTGCTGGACTCGCCTATTACCTTGCACTTAAGGTAGAGAACGGCGCTCAGCGCTTGGAAGTCCTTAAAGCTCAATACGATGAAGCTTGGCAGTTAGCTGCGGGTGAAGATCAGGAACACGCCTCCTTGCGATTTGTTCCGCGTCAAATGTATATTGGTGGTGGTTCGTAAATGGGCAGCAGGTTTGCTTCCGGTAAGAACAGTATCGCTATGTGCGATCGCTGTGGATTCCAGTTCAAACTTACAAAGCTTCGTAAAGAAATTAAAAAGACCAAGATTTATAATTTGCTTGTGTGTCCTGAGTGCTGGGATCCAGATCAGCCGCAGTTGCAATTGGGTATGTACCCGGTGGATGATCCGCAAGCAGTACGCAATCCGCGTAGGGATACAACCTACTATACGGCTGGTACAAACGGTCTGCAGATAGTAAACTCAAATAGCACCGATCAAAACGCGGCTGGGTTTACAACAGGTGGTTCTCGGGATATTCAGTGGGGCTGGAATCCGGTTGGTGGGTCAAGGAATTTTGATAGTGTGTTAACACCAAACTACTTGGCATTAGGCGTACAAATTGGTACAGTAACGATACAAATAGGAGTCTAATATGGACAAGAAAGATTTAGCTCAAGACAAAAAGATGATTAAGTCTGCTGTCGGTAAGCACGAGAAAAACATGCATCCCGGCAAGAAGCCTACAAAGCTTAAAGCTGGTGGCCCTACAACCGATGACCGCATGCGCTTAGGACGTAACCTGTCCCGCGCCGCAAATCAAGGGAAATAATCATGGCTAAATTTAGTAAAAAAGTAATGGGTAAAGAAGTTGGCGATGCCGCCACTTATGCTGCACCGCACAAAATGAATGGCAAGCCTCTGGTAATGTCGACTAACCCCGGCAAGGATTCCAGCATTAGCAGCCTTAGCACCATGAAGATGAGTGTTGGTAACTACAACAACGGCCAGAATGAAACTAAAACTTCAGGCATTAAAGTTCGCGGTACAGGTGCTGCGACTAAAGGCTTGATGGCCAGAGGCCCAATGGCATGAATTACGCTGAACTCAGCGCTGCTATTCAAGCGTACACGGAGAACACGGAAGCAGATTTCGTGGCTAATATCCCCGTGTTTGTTGAGCAGGCTGAGCAGCGTATTTACAACTCTATGCAGTTCCCGTCCATTCGTAAGAACGTGACGGGCTCAGTATCAACTAACAACAAATATTTGGGTTGCCCAAGCGACTTCTTGGCTGTGTACTCAATGGCAGTTGTGGATGGTACGGGTGCGTATGAGTACTTGCTAAATAAAGACGTTAACTTTATTCGCCAAGCGTATCCCGTTCCTACAGACACAGGCTTACCACGATACTATGCACTGTTTGGCCCCCAGAGTAATGACGTTAACGAGTTAACGTTTATTGTTGGCCCAACACCAGATGCTACATACGTTGTGGAGCTTCACTATTACTACTACCCACCGTCTATTGTGACTGCAAGTACTACATGGCTTGGCGATAACTTTGACTCTGTACTGTTGTACGGCTCATTGGTTGAAGCTTATACCTACATGAAGGGCGAGCAAGATATGATGGCGTTGTATAACGGCAAATATCAAGAAGCCGTTGCTCTAGCAAAACGTTTGGCCGATGGTATGGAGCGTCAAGACGCGTATCGTTCTGGACAGTTCCGACAAAAGGTGACTTGATATGGCAATTTCGCAAACAGCAACCACTAGCTTTAAAGTTGAACTGCTTCAAGCGGTTCATAACTTTGGCCCAACATCGCCCAACACTTTTAAAGTGGCGCTGTTTACAGCCGCAGCAAATCTCAGTGCAACTACTACTGCATACACAGTAGGAATGACGGGTGAAGTGGCTAGTGGCGGCGGTTACACAACCGGTGGAAACACACTGGTAATTTCAATATCACCAACTTCTGGCAACAATTCTAGTAGTGTTCCTACAGCGTTTATTTCGTTCAGTAATACAAGTTGGACAAACGCCACATTTACAGCGCGTGGTGCATTGATTTACAACGACTCTGTTGCAGGTGACCCGTCTGTTGCTGTGCTGGACTTTGGTTCAGACAAGACAGTAAACAACGATACTTTCCAAATCATCTTCCCAACCCCCGATGCCAACAGCGCCATTGTGCGCATCTCTTAAGGATTAATCATGCATACAGAAAAAAGCACCGCCCAAGACACCGTGTCTGCTGGCATAGCAGTTCGCCCCCGTAGCGCTGAAGGCGTTGGTGCTGGCGGTGTTTACACAGTTGTTTGCCACGATGCAAGTGGCAATATGAAGTGGTCTGACAGCTTCCATAACTTGGTTGTCAACCAAGGCTTGCAAGACATGAACTCTAAGTATTTCAGCGGCTCCGGTTACACGGCTGCTTGGTACTTGGGTCTGGTGACTGGCCCCGGTTCTGGTAACACTTATCTCCCTGCTAATACACTTGCTTCTCATGCAGGCTGGACAGAAAACACAGCTTACACAGGCAACCGCAAGGCGGCTACGTTTGGCACAGCAACTACGGCAGACCCTTCGGTCATTAACAACGCTGTAGCCACCGGCGGAACACCCGCCGTATTCACAATGAACGCAAATGCTCAGAATATTGCAGGTGCGTTTTTGTGCTCTGTATCTTCTGGCACATCTGGCATTTTGTTCTCTGTAGGGAACTTTACCGGCGGTAACAAGACTGTGGACAGTGGCGATACATTAACTGTTACATACGAATTCTCTCTCGACGCTGTTTAATCAGGTAATGCGGTGTTTGGAGATGTTGCTTTTGCTCAGACACCCTTTGCCGCTTTAGGCGGCAATGCCGTTTTTGTCTCTTTATCAGAGGCGGCTTCCGCATCGGCAGTAGTCGACGCCCTTACCAATTATGGTGGGCTTATAAACGAGAGTTCCACCGTTGCTAATACCTTCTCTGTTTTGGGCAACATGACTGCTACGCAGGCAGAGACATCTCAGACATCAGCTACGCAAAGCGCATCTGGCGCAATGCTCGCAACCCAAGCAGAAACGGCTACGGCGTCAGATAGTCAGACAGCGGCAGGCGCATTCCTAGCGGCAATTACTGCCAGTGCCTCAGCTTCTGATACGGTTACTGCGGTCGGTGCTTTGCAAGGCGCAATCAGTGAGTTGGCCTCGGGCGCGGATTCGTACGCTAGCGCCGCTGGATTTTTTGCGGCAGTGGCGGAGACTTGTACGGCTACAGCTTCTCAAACAGCAGTTGGCGCATTTTTAGCGGCTATTACAGAACAGGCTACGGCATCTGCGATAGTCACAGCTAGGTCGGATGTGTTGGCGGCTCTTTCTGAATCAGCTAGGGCATCTAACACTCAAGCCGCACAAGCGGCATTCTTTGCCGCGTTGAACGAGTCCGCCACTGCATTGGATAGGATAACGACAAGTGCTGGGTACTTTGTGGCGGTTGCCGAAGGTGCAACTGCATCTAATTCACAGACGGTTCAGGTTCAATTCCTTGGTAGTATTGCTGAGTTCGCCACCGCTGTTGATAACCTCACTGTCTTAAAAACCGTAAACGCTCGCCCAGACGGGATTCAGTTGATTGTTTCTATTGGCGACGTACTTGTTTGGGCTGTAATAGATGACAGCCAGAACGCAAACTGGCAAAATATCAATAGTGCGCAAAGCGCAGGTTGGGTGTTGATTTCCAACCCCTCTACCCCCGGGTGGAATGACCTACCATCGTAAGGATAAAAAATGGCTTTAGTACTAAAAGACCGGGTCAAACAAGCGGCTGCCGCACCGGGCACTGGCACCATTACGTTGGGTGCTACAGCTACAGGTTTTCAATCTTTTGCTTCGGTTGGCAACGCCAACACAACTTACTTTGCAATTGTTGACCCAGTCTCGGGTGATTGGGAAGTTAACTATGGCACTTACACGTCTTCCGGTACAACGCTGACTCGTAACGCTACGCCGTTGTCTTCTTCGGCTGGTGGAGCACTAGTCAATTTCACTGGCGCAGTAGATGTGTTTGTTACATACCCATCCTCACGGTCGGCGTATCAAAACGAAGCAGGAACGCAAGTAGTTCAACAGTCTTTTGGCGCGATTACAGCTACCTCTGCTGCACTGACTACAGGCACAATTACCACGGCTCCTGTTAACAACACAGACATTGTTAACAAACAGTACGCTGACGCGATTGCATCTGGCATCCACTTCCACGAAGCGGTGAACTTGGCGACTACCGCAGCACTGCCAGCCAACACATACAACAACGGAACTTCTGGGGTAGGGGCAACGCTTACAGGAAACGCCAACGGCGCTCTGTCTGTGGATTCAACGCTTACTGTTGTTTCAGAAAGAATCTTAGTCAAGAACGAAGCAGCCGGTGCAAATAACGGTGTGTACACCGTGACGCAAGTTGGCTCCGCTGGAACACCCTACATCTTGACCCGCGCCACAGACTTTGATTCCGTTGGAACCGGCGTTAACGAGATCGACGAAGGCGACTTCTTCTTGGTGACTAGCGGCACGGCCAACGTCAATACCGCTTGGGTACAGCAGACTCCTCCCCCCATAACGATTGGCACAACCGCACTTGTGTTTCAGCAGTTCTCTGCGCCCATCACCTATACGGCTGGCACAGGACTGAGCGAGTCTCCAACATACACATTTAACATTGCCAACACCGGCACTGCGGGCACATACGGCTCATCTTCTTTTGTGCCGGTGTTCGTCACCAACGCGCAAGGTCAGGTCACATCTGTAACCAATACAGCGATTGCAATTAACGGCTCTGCGGTGTCGGGCAACATTTCTGGCTCTGCTGGCTCGGTCGCTAACGCATTGACGCTCGGTACATATTTGACGGGCGGTACATACAACGGCTCTGGGGCTGTGACGGCCACAGTGGATGCGACCTCTGCTAACACGGCTTCTAAGGTTGTTGCTCGTGATGCGTCTGGTAACTTCTCGGCTGGGACAATTACAGCGACTTTCTCTGGTAACACAACATCTGCAACAAACCTTGCAGGCGGCGCAGCCAATCAGATTCCCTACCAAACAGGTTCAGGCGCAACAGCGTTCATCACTGCAGCCTCTGGCACAAATACGGTTCTGAGCTTCAACGGCTCTGCGTTTACATGGTCTGCTGGAACAATCTCTGGCGTACCGCTTGGCTCTAACTTGAATAGCTTAACGGCAGGCACATACCTGACCGGCACAGCATACAACGGCTCGGCTGCACAGACGTGGACAGTGGACGCCACATCTGCAAACACAGCTTCCAAAGTAGTGGCACGGGATGCTTCTGGTAACTTCTCTGCCGGTACGATTACTGCGACTCTGAGTGGTAACGCAACTTCGGCCACTAATTCAACTACCACTTCTCAACGCGCATTCTCTGATGACATCAGCACCACCGGGCAAGGTAGGTTTACGGGCTGGTATTCAGGAAACGCCGCAACAGGATTTGCTGTTGAAGTTGGCGTGTCAGGCGGTCAAGGGTACATTATTCCTTACGACCGTAACACTAATACCTATGGCATACTAAATATTAGTACCTCAAGCACGCTTAACTTGAACGGCGGAAGTGCTGCGCTTCAACTATCTGGGTCTGTTGCCAATGTTACCGGAGCGTTGCAACAAGGTGGCAGTCAAGTCCTCACCGCTGCAAACTACAACAGCTACGCCCCCACACTGACAGGTACAGGCGCTTCGGGTACTTGGGGTATTAACATTACGGGGTCTTCAGGATCTACTTCGGGTAACGCGGCGACAGCAACTGCGCTGTCAAGCGGTCAATCCAATTGGGTTGGTACAGGGGTTATCAACAATGTCGTTGGTATGCTGGCGTGGAAAAACTACGGTAACTCCCACGTTATTTTTGATGCTTCCGCAGGCACATCCCCAAGTGGCGGTGCAGTAAATAACACTAATTCAGCGGCGGCTTGGTCTTCCACATATCCCACATTGATGGGATGGAACGGAGCTAACACTTATGGTGTTCGTGTTGACTCTGCACGTATTTCAGACAGCACAAGCGGCTCAGCGGGATCAGTTGATTTTGCCAACCTGACAAACAAAGCAAGCGGCACAGGAACGTACACAACCAGCGGTGACTACCGCGCCCCCATCTTCTACGACAGCAACGACACCACATACTACTTAGACCCCAATTCAACTACTTCAGCAATTCTTGCGGGTAGTGTCGGTGTTGGATCTTTGTCCCCCGTAAATACTGCTTTTGGCACTGCGTCTACCACCAAACAAATAGGTATTCAGGGCGCCAACTACGGTGTATTGAATATACAAGGCACTGCAGGAACCCCTGCGTATTATTCAATGGGCGTGGGAGACGGCCATTTTTATGCCGCATACAACAACCTCGCAGGTATCCACGGACTAACTTTTTTGGGGGCTAACGCAGGGTTTAACAACGTCACAAATCCCGCGTACAACATTCACTTGGCGGGGACAGGTTACGCAACGTCCGATTGGCGTGCCCCCATCTTCTACGACAGCGACAACACCGCTTACTACTTAGACCCTGCAAGCACATCAGAGTTAAACAAGGTCTACTACAACTCCAACATGGTTTCTAGGAACTATGGCATTGGACAAGTTGGCCTTTACGATTCAACTAAATACCAAGCCGTGTTTTCAATGGGGGAAGCCTATATTCTCCCCGCCAACGGAACGACCACAGGTAACTTGTACGGTATTGCTTGGTCACACCCAAATGCTGGCGGCGCTGCGGCAAACCTTGCTTCCCACGGCATACTCATGCTTGAGAACGGTGGGTTTCAAGGTGCTTGGGGCGGCGGTAGTTTAAGAACCCCCTCGGATGTGCGCGGCACGCTTTTCTACGACTATAGCAATACCGGCTACTACGTAGACCCTGCAAGCACGTCAAATTTAAACACTATTACTGTTAACGGAAGCAGTAATTATTATGCAAGTAACTATTTTTATTCTAACCAAAACACTTCAGGATCTAACCCACCATTACAGGCTTACTCAAACAATGCTAGCGGTGCAATCATGGCCTTCCACCGTGGCGGCTACTACGCCATCAACATGGGCCTTGATTCGGATAACATATTCCGTCTTGGCGGTTGGTCTGCCCCTGCAAACCTTTTGCAGATAACAATGGCCGGTGCTTTGACAATGGCAAGTACTGTTGCTGGTACAAACATTACATCCGGCGGTAACGTAACAGGCTCTTCCGCTTCTTGTACAGGCAACGCTGCAACAGCCACAACAGCCACCAATCAGTCAGGCGGCACGGTTAGCGCAACTTCCGTAATTGCTTCTTCGTATGTTGAAACTGCAGGGCCATACTATCGTCAGGCTGCTAGCAAAGGTTATTTAAACGGGCAGTATCCAACTTACGAAAACGGTAGTACATCAGGCGCTATTTACAGTATTGGCGGCTCATATGTTCCCGGCACTACATCGCTTGGTAACATGTACGGTGTTGGCTACACAGTTGGAAACATATCGGGTATTGGCATAATTGGTAATTGGGGTTTTTACGTTGCTTCCAATGGCGTAGCACGTATTTTCTTAGATTCCGATGCCGGTGTTGGTTACGCAACAGGTTCGTTCCGCGCATCGCTTTTCTACGACTACGACAACACCGCTTACTACTTAGATCCTGCCAGTACTTCAAACTTAAACAATGTGCAGATCGTAACGCTTGGCGTGGGTACAGCAGGTTCCGGTACAACAGGTGAAATTCGCGCAACGGCTAACGTCACGGCTTATTATTCTTCAGACATCAAGTTTAAGACAAACGTGCGCACGATTCCCAATGCCATAGAAACCGTTGAAAGCATTGGTGGCAAGTTGTTTGATTGGAACGACGAATACATTGAAGAACACGGCGGTGAAGACGGTTACTTCGTCCAAAAAGAAGACTTTGGCGTAATTGCCCAAGACGTCCAAGCAGTGTTCCCAGTTGCAGTTCGCACTAGACCAGACGGCTCTCTCGCGGTAGACTACGAAAAGCTCAGTGCGCTGGCTTTTGCGGCAGTGGCCGAATTATCAACTCGTGTTAAATCTCTTGAAGCAAGGATCTAAAAATGGCAATCACATACACATGGGCCGTCACCGGCATGAAAGTAACCACAGTCGGCACTGAGTCCGACTACGTTGTTCAGACCTATTGGAATAAAATTGGCACGGACGAGAACGGCAACACCGGCACATTCAGCGGTGCTACGCCCTTGGATCCCGATCCAGCGCAGCCAAACTTCATCCCTTATGACCAACTGACGCAAGAAATTGTGATTGGTTGGATTCAGCCTTTTGTTACAGGCAGCTACGAAGAACACGTAAATGGCGTGATTGCAGAGCAAATTGCTCTTAAAATTGACCCCGTGACTCAGCCTGATTTACCTTGGGCTGAACCCACACCAACTCCACCAACACCTTAATAGGAACCTGCATGAACGACAAAATCAACATTGGCGAAGTAACCGTACAAGATTTCAACATCATCATGAAACAGTTGTCTTCCGGACAATTGGGTGAGTGCATTGATCTGTTTATGCGACTGAGCAAGATGGGACAAGACTTCCAAGCCGCTCAACAAAACGGTATTCGCCCACCCCCACCAAGCGCCGCTGAATTAGCAAAATAAAAGCTTAAAGGATTCCCTATGCCCGCCGGACTTAGCAACACAGCCCTACTGGATCTTCCCCTTCCAGTTGAAGGCTACTTTGATGGCTCATGGGGCGATCTGGTTAACAACGCGCTGACCAACTACTTGGACATTGCAATCGCAGGTACGTCCACTTTTACGGGTGACGGCGCAGTCACGCTTGATAACACTGCCGGTGATGACACAGTTTCAAACATCACAGCAAACTCTGGGCAGTACGCCATCATCAAGGTGGCAGGTACGCTGACCACAACCAAGATCATCACAGTCGGTACGGTTAGTTCCCCCGCTGTAAGTAAAATCTACGTGGTGGACAATGCCGCTACTGGCGGTGTGGTAACTTTCAAAGCTTATGGCCAGACGGGTATCTCCGTAGCTGTAGGCGAGAAGTGTGTTGTGTATTTCAACGGCACAGACTTTGTTAAAGTGGCTTCAAGCGTAGCCGACGGCGTTACAAGCGTCAGCGGTACAGGCACAGTCAACGGGATAACCCTTACAGGCACAGTCACAAGCACAGGCAGTTTGACCCTTGGCGGCACGTTAGCCAACGTAAACCTGACATCTCAAGTCACGGGCACATTGCCGATTGCCAACGGCGGTACAGGCACAACATCTACAACTTTTGCCAACCTGACAACCAACGTAACCGGCACTCTTCCAGTGGCCAACGGCGGTACGGGCGTGACTACTTCCACGGGTACAGGCAATGTGGTGTTGTCAACTGCACCAACACTTACAAGTCCTGTACTCGTAACCCCTGTTCTTGGCACCCCTGCTTCTGGTAATTTCAGTTCAGGCACATTTACTTGGCCGACGTTTAACCAAAACACAACGGGCACTGCTGCGGGATTGTCTGCAACGTTAGTGGTCGGTAGTGGTGGTACTGGAACTACAACGTCAACCGGCACAGGAAGCGTGGTTCTTTCTGCAAGCCCTACGCTTAGCGGTACACCACTTGCGCCCACTGCTACTACAGGCACAAACACAACTCAGATTGCAACCACAGCGTTTGTCCAGAACCAGATTGGCGCTATTGCTTCTGGCGTAGTTTCTTTCAGTGCTGGCACAACTGGGTTAACTCCCGCAACGGCAACTTCAGGCGCAGTCACATTAAGCGGTACACTAGCTGTAGCAAATGGTGGTACGGGGGGTTCGACTTCAACTGGCTCCGGCGCTGTAGTGTTGGCAACTTCGCCAACGTTGGGAACACCTATCCTTGGTACACCGCAGTCTGGCAATTTCAGCACCGGCACATTTACTTGGCCTACGTTTAACCAAAACACAACAGGTAATGCGGCTACTGCTACAACAGCGACCACCGCGACCACGGCTACAACAGCGACCACGGCTACAACAGCGACCACTGCTAATAGCACGCCCCTGCTTCAAACAACAAACTTCAGCATCTCTGAGGTCGGCGGTAAACTTGTTTTTAAATACGGCGCAACTACAATTGCAAGCATGACAAGTGCTGGTGTATTTACAACTATCAGCGACATCACCGGCAACGGCACACCTTAATAGGAGCATTTAAATGGCAGTCTCTCTTGTATCAACGGGAATTCAATTTCCCGACTCAACTATTCAGACCACTGCGGCTACTGGTAGTTCGCCAAAATGGATATTTATAAGTAATTCAGCAGCGTCGGGGGGTACTGCGGTAGAAATTCAATTATCGAGTAGCTATCTGGTATATAAAATATTTTACACCGGGTTTTACACAAACTCTAACGGCGCGCTTGAATGCCAATTTTCAGCCGATAGCGGCGCTAGTTACTATACTACGGGGTATCAATGGGGCACAATAGGTGGCAATCCTGTAACTGCGCAATCAACTTCTGGCCAAGCGTCGGGGCGAATTTGCGAAGGCAATATCAATAGCGGTAATCAACCATCTACGGGCGTATATGGCGAATTAACTATATATCCCGGAAATTCAACGGATTTTAACCGCCCTACACTTGGCGGATTTTCAGTTCCCTTTAACGGTGGGCGAGTTCCGTTTTTTGCAGGAGTTACATTGGCCACAAACACAACAATTAACCGTATTAAATTTATAATGAATACTAGTGTCGGAATGTTCGGTAATTTCTCTTTGTACGGTATTAGTAATGTTTGATGAATACTTCTGTTGCAATGAGTGGTAATTTTTATTTATACGGCATTCCAACTTAAAGGCTCTAAAAATGACAAGCGAATTTTTTAAAATAGTAGAAGGCGAGCGTGTTGATTTAACAGCAGCAGAAATTGAAGAAGTCTTGCGCCGCCGCGCAGACACTTCGTATGACGCTGAGTTAGCACGTCGTGAAAGAAACCAATTACTTGCTGTATCGGATTGGACGCAGGTGTCTGATAGCCCTGTAGACAAACAGGCGTGGGCAACGTACCGTCAAGCTTTACGCGATGTACCTGCGCAACAAGGTTTCCCTGATGCTATCGACTGGCCTGTGCCACCAACATAATCATGTGGGATTGGGCTGAAGCTTTTATTGCGGCGGCCCTTCTTGTGGCCTTCGTGATCTTTGGCACGTACATAATTGCATGGGCTGGGACATGGTGAATGCGCTGGTTACTGATGCTCTTTTTGGTGTTTCTACCGGGAGCAGCCAGCCAAGATAGGAAGACTGAATACCGCTGTGTGCGGTGGGCGTGGACGGGTGATGTTTATAACCGCAAAGTTGTTTGCCTACAGTGGGAAAAGGTTGTACGGAAATGATTGATCCGATCACGGCGCTAGAAGGATTGCAAACTGCAATCAGTGTCGTTAAAAAAGCTAGTAAAGTCGCTAGTGATCTGGCAGGTCTAACGCCGTCAATAGCCAAGCTTTTTGATGCAAAGAGCACCGCTACCAAGGCCATGCTTCAGGCCAAGCGTACAGGGGGAAAGTCTAACCTTGGTGCGGCGTTACAAATTGAGATGGCTTTGGATGAAGCCAAGCGGTTTGAAGAACAGTTAAAGATGCTTTTTATGCAATCTGGACGGATAGACGTGTGGAATGCAACCAAAGCCCGTCAAGCTGAAATGGACAGGGATGATGCCAAAGAGATGGCGGCCTTACACGCTGAAGAGAAAAGGCGCAAAGAAGCCGAAGCCGAACAGATGCAATGGGCGGCTGCCATTGTTATTATTGTGATGTTTATTGGTGCTGTTGGTTGGGGTATTAATGAAGTCTCTGATCTGTGTGCTAGATCAAGGTGTGGTCGGTGA